CTGTTCGGCGCCATTTTCTGGAATTGTGTTAACTATAAGTGGAAACATTTTATCACCTAGCCTTTACAGTAAACGAGGCAGGTAGAATGTACCTGCCTGTCTACCTGACTAATTATTTTCTGGGTTTTTCTTACATGCCCTTTCGTGTGATGCCCTTCCACCTGCTGTCTTAAGCTCCTTGCCGCAGTACATGCAGATATGGGCGTCGTCTTCCTCAGGCACCTCTTTTATGTCTTCAGCTTCTTCAGCTGCTGGCTCCTCTTCTGGTTCTTGGGCTTCTTCAACCTCATCCATAACTTCTGGATTTTCGACTTCTTCGGCCACAACCTCAGCCTCAGGCTCTTCAACTTCTTCAGCAGGTTCTTCTACTGTAGGTTCTTCTGCCTTTGGCTCATCCTCGGCCAGGAGCTGCCTTGGAGTCTTAGGATTAGTTGCGGTCTCTTCCACAACTTCCTCTTTCTTATCTTCTTCCACAACTACCAAGTAGTTTAGGTTGATATACTTATTGATATTAAGCATATTGATTCCCTCTGGGATTTCAATTGCCCCCATGTCCTTCATGAAATTCATCTTGGATCTTGGGTCGTGCCAACCTTTCCCGCTGTAGTTTGGATTGACTATTACCTTCATCTTTCACACCTGCCTTCTTGTTTTTACTTTTTAGGCTTGAACGATATCTATCGTTACTGTACCGGTCAGCAATGCCTCATCTTCAACTACCCAACCATCTGGAAGGACTAGAGTGTACCCGACCTCCACATCGGTGGCAGCCTGAGTTGTGTCTACAGCTTCATAGATTACACCCGCTAGCTCCTCACCAAGCAGGTCTTCCCCGTCCATATCTTGGATTGTGACTTGGTGGTCTTCTGGCACGCTGTCTCCCACATTTAGACTTGAGAGTGTTGGTGCTGCGATCACTGTTGCGGTATAGATCGTGCCTATGGTGCAGTAACCCTTTGCCTCCAAGGCCTCAAGCCTGGTCAGACTGTCCTGCCTTGGAATCTCCAATACCTCACCAAGGCCGGTCTTCTTAAGGTTTACTCCACTGGTTGATTCGTATAAGACAGGGTACTTTGATTTTGTATGTGCCGTAAGCAAGCCAATCTTCTTGGCTTGCTCAGTGGACACTGTTAGTACCTTTTTCATCTATACCAACTCCTAAATTTCGTCCATTGTTGCGTTAGTCATATCAGCTGGCATTTCCATTGCAGCAAACTCTCTTTCAGGCATTGGCCAAGTCTTAGCAAACTTGATGTTCTTCGCAACTGCGATTCCAAGTCCGCCGTTAAGGATACCGATTCCGTATCTCTCTTTAACTTTTAGTGCCTGGATGTCTCTTGATGGGTCGTCGAATTGTTCAGTTGACATAGCTTCTTTCTCCAATAGTACTCCGACGTTGTTTCTGTCGATTATATAGAAGTCAAACTTCTTGGTAGTCTCATCGAATGGAACATATGGTGAGAATGAAAGCTGAAGTCCCTTAACTGGAAGGTTGTAAGCCCTATTCTCTGGAACGCTCATGTCGATTCCGTGTGCTCCGCCAGCTCCTCCGAATGCAGGCTGCCCCATAAGGCCCATAAGAGCATCATTGGCTGCAAACAGTGAATAGCAAAGTGGGTGCATGATTACATCAGTAGGATTGAACCCTGCTGCCATGATAGATGTGCACATGTCGATAAAGTCCTGAGCTGAAAGTGTTCCGTTAAGAGTTCCGTCAAAGCCTCTTCCAGTAGGTGCGAAGGATGGGTCAATGCTTGCCTTGTCAGCATCAAATACTACATGGCCGTGCTTTGAGAACTCGTTAAAGATGTTCTCTTCTTTCTTTCTAGCCATTGCTCTACCAGCTGCCTCCAGGTGCATGCCGATAACATCCCACTGTGAGTCAGAGATCATTTCGTCAGTGATCTTAACTTTAAGACCATACTTCTTGACCTTGACTTCAGTGCTGGCTCCACCGAATCTAGCAAGATCCAATGTTTGTTCTGGGTATTCCTGTCCTTCACCAATCTCGAAGGCTCTGATGGCTCCGAAGTTGATAAACTCCATGCTTCTACCCTCATTAAGTTGGATCTTTCTAAGGAAGTTTGATGCAAGATACTCAGGCTCAGCTGCATCTAGCATAACTACCTCAATTGTCTTGGGGATAAGGATATTGGCATCAGCGGTTGTCAATGCTTCCTTCACGGTGATCTTGTTTTCTCTTGCCACACGCGTGTTGTTTTTCATTGCTTCAACCATTGATTGATATTTTTCAATAAGTTCTTTATTCATTTTGTGTTTTTCCTCCTTTAATTAGTTATGTTGGAGGGGCTTATCGCCCCATCATTATCTAAATTACTTCTGAAGAAGTATTCTGACCGCACCATAAGCTCCTTTAAAGTCCCAACCTGTAGGAATTCCAGGGATTTGGTTTTCAAGCACTGTAGCTGATACTACTACTGGTGCCGCTACATCTATTGTTTCTGTAAGATATACAACTACCATGTTGTTTGTGTAGTCAACATGAACATTTGCTGCTGAAACTGCAACTCCGTCTATTGTTACTCCAACGCCTGCTGGAACTGGTCCATTTGCAAACTCTGGGAACTCATCGCTTTCAACCTTTAGAACTTCATTAACAAGCTTGTGAGCCTTTGGAAGCTTGATGAAAAGAGCAGCTCCAACTGGATCTGTACAAGTTACATTAGCTCCAGCAACTGTTACATGACCTGATGTGTTGACAACTACATCTGCAGTGTCAAGATTGTAAGTCTTAGATGCTCTAGCCTTGAAGTATCCATCAGTAAGGAATGGGATTCCTGCCTGGAAGTTCTTGATAAGGTCCTTCTTGTCCTTTAGGTAGCTTGATCCAAGTGGGTAGGTTCCTACATCGAATGGATCTGCATCCTTTGTCCTTCCTGGTGATGGTGCGAAGGACATCTGCTTAACAAACTCAGCCCATCTTGCATCGTCCATCTCCATGAAGTACTGAAGGTATCCTGCTGGAGGTACGTCAGTCTCTACTCCATAGCAAGTTCCGATGATATTGTCATATGTTCCTGCAGCGGCAACTGTGTAGTTACCATGCTCATCTACTGCGATTTTCTTTCCGAACATCGCATTTGCAGCTTCCAGGTTATTTGCAGCTCCACCTACCCAAGCCGCTCCGAATTGAATGTTCTTAGCGAAGTCCTTGTCTCCGAAAAGAGGAACCTCGATATACTCTCTTGTGATTACTGTAGGCTGGTTGCCTGAGAATCTATCTCTTACTCTCTCGTAAACATTGTGGTGGTTGACACCAAGGATTGAATCAGTTGTTCCATCAGCTATCTTGATTGCTGGTACGTTGTGCTCTGTTTCGTAATCCCACTCAAGGCCTGCTGCTGCTACAACCTTTCCTTTAGGAATTACAACTCCCTGGTTTCCTTCTGGTCCGAAAGCGTACTGGAACTTAACCGCTTCTGTTGCTGATGGAAGGTATTTCTCCGCTGGAGCATTACCCTCTGATACTACTAGGCTTGTATGAGTTCTACCTTTGTAATAGGTTGTCATTTCTGGAAATAGTGCCATTATTTTTTATCCTCCTTTATTTTTTTAGTCCTTTGAATAGACTTATAAGGATCTCTAGTTCTGACAGATCCTCTTCTGTTTTACCAACTACATTTCCGTCAGCATCAAGTGTTTGAGCGTTTCCTTCTCCCTCAACAACTCCGCCTGCTGGATTTGTAATTACTGATTTTGAAATTCCTGTCTCGCCGAATTCGACCATAAGGTCTGCAAGAGTATCCTTTAGGGACTCTTCGCTTCTTTCAAGGTGAGCTTCAATAGCTTCCTCTCTTGATTCTGCAAGTGGTTTTCCAAGTGCCTGCTTAAAGTCAACCACTCTCTCCACAAGTGCTTTGAAAAGCTCTGACTTAAGGCCTGCAACCTCCTCTGTAAGCGCTTCTTTTTCAGCTTCAGATGCTGTAGTAGCTTCTTCAAGTTCAGCTATCTTTGCATCCTTCTCTTCTATAAGAGCATCCTTCTCGGCGATTGCTTCCTCGTTTTCTTGAAGTTTCTCATTAAGAGATGTAACTTCTTCTTCCTTCTGTGCAATGGTTGCGTCTTTTTCTTCTATGGCTGCGTCTTTTTCAGCCAATAGGGCGTCCTTTTCAGTTATGGAATTCTCCATTTCGTCAAGTTTCACCTGAAGACTCTCAACCGTTACAATGGTTTTGTCGTCATTCATCTTAGCCTTACCTCCTTCTGGCTCATTGTTTTCATCTGTATGCAGACCGAGAATCCTCGCTGCAGACTCCTTGAGTTCAACAGCCTTATCTCCGCTGCTTAAATCAAAATATTTTTCTCCAACCTGGGCGTAAGCCTCCATTACCACCGGTTCGCCGGTATCAATGATCGTTGCATCGCTGTCTGCTGGGACGTTAACCCAAGAGCACTCATCGAAAAACAGGTTTCCGACGATCCAGCCGCACTCGACCCCGTCGTAAGTCTCGCCTCGCTCATGTCCACACCATCCCTCGCTCAGGATATCAGTACCGCATATGTTACACATGGCTGCATCTGTACTCGCTCCTATGCTTACTGTCATGTACCTTCCATCTAGGACCTTCTCGATAGTATCGGGGTCTGTGATTTCGGGGATGATCATAATGGCATCCCTGTTTGTTAGGGAGTCAGTTATGAACTGTGCGTTTCTTACTCTGCCGGTGGGCTCAGAATAATGGTCGTGATTCTTCAGCATCGGTTTGGGATAAGGATACAGAAAGCTATAAACTCCTGACTTCAGTTGAAAGTCTCCCTTAAGCTTGTCAGATGGATAGATGTTATGGTTACGGGTCCTGCCCGCATGGATTGCTTCTATTCTTGGCTTCAGGATTAACTTCTTCTCTCCATCTTTCTTCGCTTCGGAAACGATAACTTGATTGACCATATCTTTGTTTTCTAACTTTGGCTTTATCTGCATATTCTCTTGAAAGTGCAGTCTGCCGTTTGATATTGATTCATTCTCTTTAAGCTTTAGTTTTTGCGCCACTAGCTACCCTCCTTTTTTGTTAAAGTTAGTTTGCACGAGCAATTGGTGTGGAAGGGCGGCAATTTATCGTTAAACAAATTTATGCTCTTTCCACGATACTCACTGCATATATCATCACTATCCGATACATCAACATACGCCTCGCTGTGGTCAAGGGCCCTTGCGGCTTTTGCAAAGCCTTGATTGTATGCATTGTTTGTCTCGGTAGTAGCCAAGAACCTTAGTCTGAACTTGAGAGCTTCAAATACCCCTACTACATTGATAAGGACATTGGATCCATCCGACCTATCCATTGCTTTTTCAAGCTGGGTTATAAGGTCTCTTTGTGCCAACTTCTCAAGTGTTTTGGAGACGCCGTTTATGATTGGCGCAGCTCCAGAGTCTATATTTATATTCACTGATGCGCCTGCTTCTGACATTGCTGCCAGTGCGCCTCTCTGGTATTCGTCCCTGATATACTTCTGGGCTATCTGGATCATGCTCTTTGAGGATATTCCGGCCACCATCTTAACTATGGATGGGTCGAACCTTCCCTCTGGATTTTGCTCCAGGAACTTCTTGACCATCTGAAGGGTGTCAACCTTTACCAGTTCCCATCTGTTAAGAAGGGTCTCTGCAAGGAATCTCTGCTCCTCCGAAAGGGCCTCTGTCAAGGCTTCCTTCTTCTTTGGAGAAGACTTCTTGCCATACTGGTTCTCGGGTTGGTTCTTGTTGTCACCTGCATTATTTGCCGCATCAAGTGCAGCCTGGGCAGCTGTGACCATGTTAAAGTAGAGCCTGTCCTCATCCGTAACAGGATCAAGGTCAAGTATGTTTCTTAGTTCTTCATGTGTGATTGCGTTTTGGG